CAACAACAACAGATTATGCAACAAAGACAAGCACAGCAAGAACAAATGATGCAACAAGAACAAATGATGAAAAAACAAATGGAAATTCAAAGAATGAGAGAACAAGAAAAATTAAAAATGGAAATTAAAGATCAAGAAAATAAAAATATGTGTGAAAATACATCATTATTAGAAGAATTTAAAAGTTCAATGATATTTTTTACGATATTTATGTTATTAAATTTAACACAAATAAATGATTTAATATGTGGAGCATTATCTATTGAAAATAATAATATATTTATATTATTAAAAACATTTGTGGCAACAGTTATTTTCTTTTTTATTAATAAATTAGTACATAAATATATTTAAACGTTGAGAATATGTGCTTGCCCATCTGATATTTGTAAAATATTATAATTAACTGAATATAATATCATATTTAAATCTTTTTGTACATCTTTTTTTTCAATTGATAATCTTATTGAACCAACTTGTCCTTCATTTGATATACATCCAGATGGTTGTGTGTAATTTAATGGATTTAATGAAAATGGTATCATAGCAATTGTATCTAATTGACCTCGACGATTGTCGGATCCGGTGCCTTCAGATAGATCTCTACCACAACCAATAAAATATTTATTTATATTAATTTTTGTAAAAATTTCTTTATTTAATGGCGCTCCGGAATAAATTGAAGGTCCTCCTACTGTAATATCTAAAGTTTTTAAATTTAATTCACTAGGAACAGTTTTACTATTAGAAGCATTATAGGACGCATTTAATGTGGGGGGTTCACCAACTAATAATATATATTTACATAATTTTAAATTGCTTTTTATATCAGGATTTGGATTAGTTTGTATTGGTGTTGATTTGATACTTTCTGTTAAATATGATAATTGTGATGTTAAAAATCTAGATTTTTCTTCTGTATCTAATTGTATTAATTCTTGTATTACATTTGAATTATATTTTACATTATAATTTGCTTGATGATTACGAAAACTCATCAGTTCTGATGGAGTTTTAAATTTAACATTAAAATTAATATTATTATTGCGCATAGATAATAATGGTAAAGCCAATCCATAATCTTTCATGAAGGAAAATTCAGGGATTGTGTAAAAATATTCTGTTGAGAGTGTATTGGTATCACTAAATGATGAATTATATATAGAACCAATACCTCTGACACCACCAGATAGTGTAGTATAATTATAATGTGATCCATTTTTACAAGAAATAATACCGCCATCAACTGTTAATTCTGGAGCATGTGTACCAGTACCACTATTAATCAATGACATTTGATTTAATAATTCACCTTTGACTTCTTGAAATAAACCATCAGATTTAAATAATGATCTATTATTACCTATTGTAATAGAAAGTGCATCATTTTCATTTCCAATAAAGTTAGAACCTAAATTTGCAAAAATTGTTATATCTCTACGTATCGACTCCCGCAGATCATCTTTAGATTCAATTATAATTTGGTTTTCTAAATATATTTTAGCTAATAAATCATCTGAACCAGTTTGAATTTTATGAGTATTTATACCAAAATTAGTAGTCATTATTTTATTATCTAACAAATTATCACTTTTTAAATATTTACAAAAATTAGTATGTTTTCTGTATACAGATTTAAAAAAAGTTATATCTGGATTATTTAAAAAATGTTCTCTTTCAAAATTACCAGGTCTAGTAATTATACTAATAGTACCTATAGACATTATATAATATATATATATTATAAAAAAAAAGTTAATCAAACATATAAGCAATATTTTCATTAGATATTGTTAATAAATAATAACATACTACATATATTTTAATATTAAAACTAGCAACTTTGTCAATATTTAATTGTATATGAATTGAATTGGAATTTGGACTAATGCATCCTGATGGACCTTCTGACATTTTCAATGAAAAATCTATTAAGGCAATATTATTATTAATTAATATATTACCAGATGTATCACTACCATTATAAATACTACCTTTGAATTTATTTAAAATTTCTACCTTTGAAAAAAATTCATGTTTAAAAGGTTCAGAAAATATTTGTTCATTATTAACAAATACATTATATGTTAATGAATTAAAATTAAGAGTGTCTTGATTATATAAATATATTTGTTTAATAGGATGATTACTACTTAATCTATTAATAGTAATTTTACCATCTTGATGTTCTTTTTCTGTAAAAGATGTACCATTATTTAATACATTTACTCTTTCATATAAATATTCTTGTTTAGAATTTTTGAATCTTAATTTTTCTTGATTTGATAAAAATATATATTTAGAAATAATTGAATATTTAAATAAACCTATTAAAAAATTATTATTAACTTCAGAATCACTATCAAACGGATCTTCATCAATATTTTTTTTAGATATAATTATTTGTGCCTTTGTATGAGTAGTATTTAGTGCACATAATGGTAAAGCATTGCCAATAGATTTAGAAAAAGCAAACGGTAATGGTATAATTGATGTCATATTTTTTATTGGCGTGGCAGGGGTGATCGTATTTATAACACCACCACATAATGACATATTTTGAAAATTATTTCCATTATTACAAGTTAAAGTATCTGAATAAACATTATAAGTTGAATTATTAGATTTTGGATTATTCAACATAGCATTAAAATTAATGTAATCTTTATCTAATTTATCTAATTCAATATTAGGTCCAACCATATTTAATGTAATATCATTAACTAAAAATAATGGTAAATCATCTTTCAATACAAAATCTGTTTCATTATTAGGATCATTTACAGAGACTTTTAATGAAATATCACATAATAAATCAGCATTATAATTTAAATCAATTGTAATTGAATCATTATCTTTAAAATCTACTCTAGATGTTGGTCGTTCTTCATTATAAGTAATAAGAAATTTAGTATGTTTTCTATAAACACTTTTAAAATGAGTTATACTAGGATTTAAAATAAATAAAATATTTTCATTATTTTTTAAAATATTATTTGCACCACTTGACATATATATATTTATAATTTATTTTATTTGTTTAACTATAACTAAAAATAGGATATACCTGCTTGTCCATTTACTATACGTAATATATTATAGTTAATAGCATATACATTTAATTTCTTATATTTAATATTTGTATCAGCACTTTTACTATCACCTCTTACTATTTTAATATCATCTATATTAGAAAAATTACAAGTACCGCTTGGTGATATATCTGTTGGATTTAAAGCAAATGAATAAACTGCTATACTATCTGGTACTGATATAGAACCTCCTTTATGATATTTATAAGTATTTTCTCTAGTAAAATATTGTAAAGATCTGGGTTGACACCTATCTGTTGAATTAAATTTAAGTTGATAAGTTACATAATCTAAACAATCGGGTGTACTTGGACCTAATAATCCTTGAACAAATTTTCCTTCACCTATCTCCATCCATTCATTTTTAGATGCCGTATTATTATTAACTTGTTGAGTACAATTTTCATTATTGAACATAGGTTCAAATGATGCATTACCAAAACCTCTACTTTGTGAAGCATTTTGAATACCTCCACCATATATACAATTATCAGTTGAATTACCATAAACCCACCTGACACCTGATTTATGAGCATATTGACCTGTATTAAGTTTATCTGATTTGTTTGTAATATCATTATAATCCACAAAATTCACTATACTTGTGTTAAGATAAGGTTGACCTGTCCATATTAATTCTTTAACAGGGTGTTGAAATGATGATATATCAACTTCTTTATTTTTTTGTCCATTTTCATAATGAAATTGTAATTGTTCTATAAGATATTCATGTGAACTTTGAGAAAATCTTTTTCTTTCCATATTATCTAAATATATATATGTTACTTCTATATCTACATCAAAAGTAAATGATTTAGTATCTTCATCTAATATACCTTTTAATTTTTCATTTATTTGATATGCATTAACTACATCATTTAGATTATTAATATTCTGATCATATGAAATATTCATACTATATGGGTCATTGAAAGTGGATGGTATTGTCTGTGTCCAATTGGCATCACTTATACCAGCAAATTGTACATATAATTCAACATCGACACTTCTATGCAAAGCACATAATGGTATTGCTAAACCAGGTGATTTACAATACCAGAAATTTAATGGTACAATACAATCACCTAATATATCTCCTTTGTTTATTGAATCAGTAATTTGTGAAGCATTCAAATAAGAAGATGAATAACGTGGATTATCGTTTAAACCCTGTACATAACTAGATGAAATAGGTCTATTATTCATAGATACAACATAATTAAAATTACTAGTATCTGAAGCATTACTAGCATTAGAAGGTTGTAATGCATGTTGTTCTTGTAAATATGTTGGAGCACAATAAGTACCTCCACACTTACTTAATTTTTGAAAATGTGTTGGTGGATATCCCATACCAGCACCCATTATATTTGATGGTTTACATATAGCATTATCTATATAATTAAAAGTTTTATAACTAGCATTCTTTTGAGAAGCAAGTACTGCTAAATCAGCATTATGTGCTAAATGATACAATGAAGAATCTTCTATTCTACCCAAATTTGTAATGGTTGAATTAGGATTTTCTTGATTTAATTCATGATATACTTCTAAATAATGTCCATATGTTTTATCTATTTGCCTTGAGTTAATTACAAAAGCAATATTATCTATAACAGCTGTTGAAATATTTGCTATACCATTACCACAATATGTTTTATTACCTCTTATTATATAATTTGTTCCATATAATAAATCACCAGTACCAGTTGGGATTTTAAAAGGATATTTATGACCAGCTAATGGGGTTGAAATATTATCAACAATCATATCTTCCATTGAAAAATTTGTATGTTTTCTGTATACTGATTTAAAAAAAGTAATAGATGGATTACCAGTAAGAGAAGCATCTATATTACTTCTTGCAACAAGTTGTATTTGATTACCTGAACCAGACATTCTATATAATATATATAAATATTATTTTAATTATTAATTAACTTGTTTATATTAAATTATCATAGAATAATTTAAATTAAATTATCATATTCATCTATATTTATTAAAACTTGATCATTCTTAGATTTTAATATAGGTGGTATATCATATTTATTTAATTTACCATATTTTAATAAATATAATGAACATACTAATGGTGATATAGTTATTCCATTAATACAATATACATAAATATTATTCAATTCAATATTATTATGAATATTTTCTATAATTTTATCTATAACATTTTTCATAGAATAAATATTATATGATGATAATGGTACATTAATATATGAAACATTTTTATCAATTTTATAATTACAATCAGTTAAATTAATAATAATATTAATATCATTATCAGTAAAAAAATTAGGATTTTTTAATGAATCAATATCTCCAAACCATAATCCTGATATAATTTCTGTTGGCATATTAAATTATTATAAAAAAATTTATTTATTTATTTTAATTTTTTTTGTTTTTTTAGATGTTTTTTTCTTTGTTTTTTATTTTAATAAATCTTTGATTATATAAATAGTATCTTTTATATTTTTACCATAATAACTAAAATATATTGTGTTACTATTTCTTTCTTTAATATATTTTTGATATTTTGTCCGTTTTTCATCAGAAATATTTATGATACGAATAGTTCCTATTTTCCATGATTTTGCTGTTGGTGAAGATCCATACTCTAATATACACATCGGACTGGACTTAGTATGTGATCTACGAATTTTTAAGTAATCATATGTAGTATGTGAAGAATGTATAACTTCTTCTAAGATATATTGTTTATATTCGAAATGAGGTATAACAATATCCTTCATTTGTCTGAGTGCTGTTTTAGGATCGTTGCTAAAATTTGTAACTTGTGGTTTTGGTGGTGCCAGAGGTTTTATGCGTGATGTATTAAGACAATCTTTTGTAGTGGGGTTTGGTACTCCAGAAGGTATAAACTCACCATTTACAATATGACCGTCTTCTGTTCGAACAGACATACCTGATTTTGCAACTGATATAACTCGTGCTGTAACTACAATCTTGGATTTACCCCTTCCCCTACCATAAGTGATAAGGTCACCTGGTTTATAGGTATTAGACGATGATGTCTTCTTTTGGAAAGACGGGGGTGGTACTACAGGTGATACTGGTGGTGATGGAGTGCTAAATTTCTGATATTTATAAGTGGAGTTCCAGAAACGTTTTGCTTGTTCTTGACGATAATTAGATGCGAAAACTTCAATACTAGTTGTAATAACCATTTTATGCAAGTTCTTGTGTGATTCGAGTTGACTTGGAATGTGTATTTCAATTCACAATCCAATTGTGTATTATGAACTTTTAAAACATAAAAAATCAAATTTTTTCAATGAATAAAAAACAATAAAAAAATATTATTTATTTTTTTTTGTTTTTTTGTTTTTTTTGTTTTTTTTGTTTTTTTTTCTATTCAAGATAATATATCAACCACCACTCCAAAGTACTTGGATCGGATGTATTCGAGTAACATGGATAACTCCTTGAACAAGGTCCTTCACCTAGACCCCATTTCCTTTCAGAGTAAACTCTTTCGGTGTGTAAGATAGTAGGTGAGCATCTAATAGAAGCTTTATAAAATCCGCCCGAGATTTTTTTCTTATTTGGACCTCTTTTACCTGCTGGCATTTTATCTTTAATATTAATTTTAAAGAATTCTATCATTTCTTCTTGTGTGGCAAATTTCTCAATGACAGGTTCTCTTTCAATAGTAGTTTCCTCATCAGAAACTAGACCATTGAAAGTTCCTTTGCTTATTGCCCCAGTTGATGAAGACTTGGTGGAATTAGATTTCCATGGACATTCTTTTGAGAATTTTGAATCGAATAGATCCAAATATCTATCAACGCTGTCCATGTCTGAGAATATGATACTATCACCATTGTCATCATATCCAGTTGCTCGTCCCAAAAGTCCCTGAACAACTACATCATCCATCATTTGAACAGCGCGTCTTTCATACCAAATCCCAATATGCAACTTCTTGAAAGTTTTAGCGCAACGGGCCATTTCTTTCAAGAATATAAATGTGTGCTTTTCAGGTTTCACTTCGAGCAAAACATCTATATCAATAGGATTTGATTGATCATACTTTTTCATTTCACCATCAGGAAAAACTTCTTTAAATATCTTAATAGTTTCATCTTGTGTACCACCCACTTTCGTTCGAATGAAATGGTATCTAGGTTCTGGAAAATGGTCTGAAACACACTTTGAAATTTCTATGACTGAATCGAGAGCATTAGGTCCTGAAAGATGCTTACATCCAATAATGCGACCTTGTTCTTTCAAATCTTTGCATCCTACATATCCAACACCGGGTTCAATGTAGACTTCCTCCGAATGAATATCCCACTTGGCACTGTCTAGAGAAGTTCCATTGGGTGTGGCAGAAAATTCCACGATTTTGATATCGTGCTCACACAGAAATCCAAAGTCCATAAAACCCATATCACTCAAAATCTTGGAAACGCTCTGCTTGCTACCACAAGCAACCTGAACTTCGTCAATGAGAATAAGGATGTTGTGTTTGCCAGATGTGCGTTCTGGTAGAGCTTTCTTGAGGTCCTGTCTATGCAAGACATTACCTTTAAGACATTCAGGCAAGCGTGCCTGAGTTTGAGTTTTCCATTCACAAGATGACAACCCTGTGATAATAAAGATGTTGTCAACTGGTACTGGAGTGACATCCACATTTGTGAACTCCTTTATGCAAGAAAGCATGACTCCAGTTTTTCCACACTGAGTATATCCCAAAGCCATACACAACAATAAGTGTGGATTTTGAGAGTATCTCTTGAGAATTTCCACACCAGCAAAATGCTGATTTGTATGAATGATTGGTTCGTCGGGAGTTTCCAACTGCAGTAGGTCAAATTGAGATTTGAGAATTGTGTGCTTCAAAGCACACTTTTTCAGTTCATCTGCGCTGAGCGGAATTGAATTTCTCTTTGTGAACACAGCAGATGCCATATTAACGATTCGCAAAGTTCTTGTGCGATTTGATTGATTGATTGACTTGAAATGTGTATAGAAATTCACAAGTCAATATGTATTGTAAAAAATAATAAAAAACATTTCAAATTTATTTAATGAATAATAATTATAAAAAAATTTTTTTTTGTTTTTTTATTTATTTTGTTTTTTTTGTTTTTTGTTTTTTGTTTTTTTTTGTTTTCTATATTAGAATTTAGATTTTGCTAGTTCCAGAACATTTTTGAGTGATTTTTTGGCAGAAGCAGTACCCATACACCTCTTGGCACCTCCAATGAAAATCCACTCGTCCCAATCAATCATAAAGTATTCATTCGATAAAGTTACCACATTTCTATCTGCCTGACCTACATTTTTATGCCATGAAGGCAGACGTTGATCAGGTGTAGAAACGGACTGTATAACATGTACCTTGACACATTTTTCATACATCCAAAATCCAAACAAGTCTCCAGCAAGGGATTTGTTGTATTTAGTATCATCCCATACAAGTGGATGTCCTTCTTGAATGCGTTCAAGTTGTTCTTCATAATCAATATTTGCCTTGTTTTTTGGATTCGCAGAAATTGGAGTGATCGCAAATTTTGAATCCTCCGTAGAGTGAATTTTTGGATGCGGTGTAGATGGAGCACTCACAGGTGGTGACACAAATCCCGTTGAAATGGGTATCAACATCAATGATTGAGAGTCTTTGATTAGTAAAGACTTCAATGGACGACGAATCAAAGGTAGACCACGGATCGAATCAAATGTATTGCTCATGTTGGGTGATTGTTTGTTAACTTTAGCAAGTTAATAATTATTTAACAAAAACTTATAAAATATCTTTCAAATTTATTTAATGAATATTTATTACTTAAATATATTTATAATATATAATTTATAAATATGAAAACAATTTATTATTATCAAAGTTTTTGTGGATTAGAAAAATTATATCCTCATGTTCAAGATATTGACACTATTATTTTATC